CCTTCGCTTGTGCATCCGCAAAACGAGAGCCGCCCCAATTTGCCTAGTTTTCAGGCCGCCAGAGCCCCTAAAACGGCCCCAAAAGCGTCCGAAGCAGAGGTTCGACAAATCATAGAGCGTGAAATGATTCGTTCGCGTTACCTATCACAGAGGGCCGCAAATGGCACGACCTAGAAAGCCGCCGGAAGAGCTAGAAAGGCTTGGGGCCTACGCTAAAGATCCACAACGCCGCATCACCGATGCAGCCAAGCCGCTTGCCGGCTGTCCCGTTAAGCCGGTCGAGGTCGCCGACGATCCCGCGGCCGACAAGGCCTGGGACGAAGTCGCCGAAATCCTCAGCGGCATGGGCACGCTAAGCCCATCGTATCAAAAGCAGATGACGCAATACGCAAAGGCATGTGCTAGGGCGGACCAGTGCTGGCGAATCGTCAACGAAGAGGGGCTGATCGTCACGAACGAAAAGGGCGTCCCATCGGTTCACCCCGCCCAAAAAGAGTGGGACGCCTTAACGGACAAGATCCTAAAAATCTGCATCGAGTTCGGCCTGACGCCAGCAGCACGGTCGCGGGTGCGCACCGGCAAATCAGAGGAAGATTCGGATCCCGTTTTGGACATGCTAAAGAGGATGCAAACAAAAAAGGTTGTCGCAGGAAACGGTTGACATACGACGCGACGTTATGGCTTATGCCGAGGGCGTCGTCAGTGGCAAGATTATCGCCGGCAAGTGGGTCCGCCTAGCTTGCGAGCGATTTTTGCGCGACCTTGAAGATCCCGGCGATTATTATTTCGACTGGGACTTGGCCGAAAACGCTTGCTTGATTTTCCCGCTGATTTTCCGTCACTACAAGGGCGAATGGGCAGGGCAGCCGATCGAGCTTTGCGACTTCCAAAAGTTTGTGACGGCTAACCTGACCGGCTGGAAGCATAAGGAAACGCACTACCGCCGATTTCGTCGTGCTTTTGTTTCGGTTGCACGCAAAAACGGCAAGACAACGTGGGCAGCCGGCCTTGCTATTCTGTTTGCATTCTTTGACGGTGAAGCAGCGGCCGAAGTCTATATTGGAGCGACCAAGCGAGAGCAAGCGGCGATCCTATTCAATGACGCAAAGCAGATGATTGCGGCGTCAAAGACACTAAGCAAGCACGCCGACAGCCGCGTCGCCGTTATACAATTCCCAGCTACATTAAGCCTCATTAGGCCGCTTGGCAGCGATAAGCCTTATGACGGGCTAAACCCCCACGCCATCTTCCTTGACGAGCTGCATGCTTGGGTAGAACGTCACCGCAAGTTCTACGACACAATGCGGACGGGCTCAGGTGCAAGGCGACAACCGCTGCTCTGCACAATCACGACCGCAGGCGATGACAAAAGCGAGCTATGGAAGGACGAGGTAAACTACTGCAAGTTGATACTAGAGCAACAGGCAGCGGATCCGCAGTTATTCGCCTATGTCGCCGAACTTGACGACGATGACGACCCGTTCGACGAATCGGTTTGGATCAAGGCAAATCCCGGCCTAGGTCAATCGGTCAAGATTGATTACTTACGGGAGCAAGCCGCAGAGGCGAAAGCAAAGCAAACGGCCAAGAATCGTTTTTTGCGTTACCATTGCAACCGCATGACATCGTCAACAGAGCACGCAATTGACATTCGGCGATGGGATGAGCTAGGCACAGGGCTATCAGATTGGCACGACGCAGACGCAATCGCAGCCGGTTTTGACCTTGGCGGCCGTGATGACTTAGCATCATGGGCGGTAGTTGCACGGTTCCGCATCGGCGAAGACGAAGACGAAAGGCCAATCTATCGTTACGAGTGCAAGCAGAAAAGCTATATGTTCGCGGACACCCGCCGCGACTTGACGCTACAGCCTTTCGCATCGTTTTTGTCTCAAGGGCTTATCGATGTTGGCAAGTACGCACTAGATAACCTTCGGGACGACTTAATAGCTGAATGCGAAGACTGGAATATCGCAGAAATAGCATTCGACCCGTATCAAGCTAACGTCATTGCCGGGCATCTTGAGCAGGAAGGGCTCAAGCCGATACGAATGCCACAGAATTACCTTCATTTTAACGAACCGATTCGGGCATTCTTGCAAGCAATCAGCGAGGGCCGATTCTCTCACAGCGGATCGGATTCTTTGCTAAGATACTGCGTACAAAATGCGGTTATTGTTCGCGATCGCACCGATCGTTGGATGTTCGATAAAAGCAACAGCCGCGACAAGATCGACCCCGTCGTGGCCGTTGTGATGGCTTTTCGTGCTTGCATGTCTACCCGTGCCCGTGCACATGGTTCGATGTTTATTGTTTAAGGAGAAACTATGGCCGGACTTATGAACATCGGACGCATCTTCAACGGCTGGTTTGATGCACTGGTAAACGACGAGAATAAAAAAGTTGTTTCACCAGTCAAGGCGATGAGCTACGCGCCAATATGGTACGCGGTCAATAAGATCAGCGGGCACATGGGGCAACTGCCGCTAGTGCTTCACCGATCTTTAGAAAGAGGATCAGAGCGTGCAGTTGATGACTACCGCTACATGCTTTGCAAGAAGCGGCCGAACTACTATCAGACCGCAATGCAGTTTAAGCAAAGCTTGCAAGCAAACTGCCTTATGTATGGCAACGGATTTGCTTGGATGCGGCGTGCCGGCAACTCTGATCGATCGCAGATTTTAGATTTGTTGCCGCTTGATTCCGCCAAGATGGCTATCGTCATGTATCAAGGCGAAAAGTGGTATTTATACGATAGCCACAAAGACGAACCAATTCGCAAGTATCGCGAAGTCGAGATGGCAAGCGATCCCGACATTCCAGGCAGTGGCGGGTTAATGGTTATCGCCGACAGCGAAATATGCCACTTTCCCGGCCTTGGGTTTGATGGCTTCGCAGGATTTAGTTTGTGGAAGATTGCAAACGACAACTGGACGATCGGCATAGCATCGGACAGGCTGGTGAAAAACGGATTCGACAAAGGCTTTCGCTCGTCGATGCTGCTTGAAGCCCCGGCCAATATGTTTCGCGATGAAAAACAAGCACGGGAGTTTCTTGAGGCATTTCGCAAACAGCATGGCGGACCGGATCAGAACGGGAACATCGGGCTTTTGCGCGAGGGCATTAAGGCTAACGTTGTTTCGATGAACGCCAGAGACGCGGAAATAAACGACAGCCGCCAATTTGCCCGCGAAGATGTTGCGTTGTGGTTTTGTATTGAAACGATCCTCGGCGACGATTCGACAAGCTACAACGGCATTGAGCAGCGGACGCTTGCTTACTTGTCTAACTGCTTGGCCAAGTGGCTAAAGACCTGGGAGGAAGAACTGGACCGCAAGTTATTGACGGAACGCGAACAGCGAGCCGATGAGTTGTACTTCAAGTTTCACGACCGAGCACTACTCCGCACCGATCACCAAACGACAATCAATAGCCTTTCAACTGGCATCAATGCCCGAATCTATTCGCCTAACGAGGCACGCGAGCTGCTTGACTTGAACCCGTATACCGGCGGCGATGTTTACGCTAACCCGGCTATTACTCCGGGCGTAGGGTCAGGCGGCGTGGAAGGCGAAGACGACGACCCAAACGACGAAGACGACATTGACACAGGCGAAGCGGCCGCACGGGCCGCAATGCGGGTTGTTGTGTCGCGAATCCAATCCGTAGAGAAAAAGCGAGTTGTCGCAGGTTGCAAATCAAAAAACTACGTCGATTGGCTCGACTCGTTTTATGATAAGTTTACAGGCACGCTAGCCGACGCGATCAAGCCGCTTTTGTCGTCACGAAATGACATCGACGCGGCCGACATCGCAGAGGCTTACACCGAAGCAAGTAAGGCGGCACTGCTTGACGCAGCCGGACAAGCAAAAGACGAAACCGAACTCGTCGCCATCGTTGGCGAAACGGTTGCGGGATGGGATCGCCGTGCAGATACGATCCTTAGCGCTATTTCGGAGCAAAATAGCAGATGACCGGCACGCAATCACCAATGACCGCCACAGAACAGCGGTTTGCATGGCTAAACGACCGTGCGGACGGCTGGCAGTTTGGCGAAACGGGCATTTTGGAGGCACTTTCAGAGCGTTTTAGCCCCAATTTGGCTATCGAAATCGGTGCCGGAGACGGCCAAACGTTGCCGCTTACACTCGGTTTTTTGCTTGAAAAAGGCGTCAAAACGATGCTTTTTGAGGCTGACGAACTGCGTCAAAACGCCTTAAAAATGACCAAAAAGACCGCAATTATCAACGGTTTTTTTGATATTCGGCTGCTTGAAGGCTTTGATTTGTCGCAATCGTTCGTTGTCGTCGATGTTGATGGGCAAGACTGGCCGATCGCGGAACAAGTGCTGAGGATGGGCCGGCCGCAAGTCATGATGATCGAGCACTACGACCAATTTGGGCCGCGAATCGGGCACGCTGAGCCCGAAGGCTTGCCGCCGCGGTGGTGCCTTGGGCTTTTAGTCGATGGCTTTTCAATTCAGGCCCCAGCTTTTGAAATAGATCGTCGGATTCGATGGTACGGCTACACGCTAATTGCCAAAAGCCGCGTGAACTCTATTTTTGTCCGTAACGATTTGGTGCCAACTTTGGAGGGCGAGCATGTTTAGCTACAACACTCAAACGAAAGAAATCTTTTTGTACGATTACATTGGCCCTCAGTGGTTCGGGATGATCGATGCCGGTGCCGTGCAGGAAGCATTGGACGCAATTCCCGGTCGTGCTACCGTTCGAATCAACAGCGGCGGCGGTGGTGTCGATGAGGGCATAGCGATCTACGAGATGCTTCGGCGACATCCGGGCGGCGTCGATGTGATTGTCGATTCTTCGGCGTACTCGATTGCTTCGGTGATTATGCTTGCCGGCGAATCGCTCAAGATGGCGAAAGGTGCGGCCGCTATGGTTCATTCGCCTTGGTTGATGATGGCAAGCGGAAACGCCAAAGAGCTTCGCAAGCTTGCCGACACACTGGACATCCACGAAGAACGGATCGTTGCCATCTACGAGGATGCGTACAAGAAACGCGGCAAGGAAAAAAGCCGCGACGAAATTAAGGCGATGATGGAAGCGGAGACTTGGTACAGTGCAGAGGCCGCTTTAGACGCCGGCCTTATCGACGCAATCGAAGGGCAAGCAGTTGAGCCAGTAGCGGCCAAGTATCGCAAGATGCCGGCAGCGATGGCGAGGGCACAAAAGGCAGGCGACAGGACGCCGTACCCGTTTGCCAGAGAGGCCGCTAGGCTAAGGCTTCGCAAAAACAGTTGACAAACGGTAGCAATTTGTTACCGTAATAACACACGACGACTTAATCGTTAATCGGCAACTCGTTAGCGGCCGGATTTCGATTGGCGGCGATTTGGACAAACACCAAACCGCCGGCCGATTAAATCCAGGCCGTTTGGCTTTTTGGTACATGATCGGCCGGCCAATCAAAAAGGCTGATCATGGATTTGAAAGCACGAATTGAAAGCTTGCAGGCACGGCGAAACGAACTCTACAGCGAAGCCGAAGCAATTCTGGCGGTAGCCAAAGAAGCCGACCGCGATCTTACCGCCGACGAATCGGCAAGGCTTGTTGCCATTCAGGGCAAGAACGAAAGCGACCTTGGCGAGCTTGGGGCGGTCGATGCTGACCTGAAGAAATGGCAACACGTCGCCGCACGGATGGAAATCACCAGGGCACAAGCGGCCGCACCTACGCCGCGGCTTGGGGATCCGCCGCAGCCGGTGGTCAACGTCAAGAAGTACCGCGGCAACGCGAAGAACTTTGAGAATCGGCAAGATGCGGTCGATGCCGGCCTGTTCTGCGCAGCGGCCATCTACGGTCACAAGCCGTCGATGGATTACTGCCAAGACAAAGGGCTAATCGTCAACGCCCACAGCGTAGGCGACAGCACCAAAGGCGGCTACGTTGTGCCAGAACCGCTGGAAGCGTCAATCATTCGGCTGGTCGAGGATCGCGGCGTATTCCGTCGCTTTGCCCGTGTCTATCCGATGGGATCGTCAAGCGTACTCATCCCGCGGCGTGCAGGTGGCTTCACCTCGTACTTCGTCGGCGAGAATGACGAGATCACCGCTTCGGACATGAAGTTCGACCAAATCAAACTGGAAGCCAAGAAGCTTGGTGTTTTAACTCAAGTCTCTAGCGAGCTTGACGAAGACGCCATCGTCGCATTGGCCGATTTGGTTTCGACAGAATTCGCTTTGAGCTTTGCCGAAAAGGAAGATCAATGTGGATTCAACGGCGACGGCACTAGCACTTACGGCGGAATGGTTGGGCTCAAGTCTGCACTGGCCGCAGGGTCGGTTGCAAAGACGGCCAGCTCTACCACGTTTGCCGCAATGGTGATTGCCGACTTCGAAGCGGCCGTGGCTAAGTTGCCACAGTTCCCCGGCATTTCGCCGGCGTGGTACGTGTCGAGTGCGGGCTATCACCTTTCGATGGCTCGATTGCAGTTTGCCGCAGGTGGCAACATGGTTGACAATCTCGCGGGGTCGCCGCAGTTGTCATTCTTGGGCTACCCGGTTCGGTTTACTCAGGTGCTTCCAAACTCTTCGGGATCCCTTGCCGATACGATCGTCGCCTACTTTGGTGATTTGTCAATGGCGGCAACCTTCGGGGCACGTCGCGGCGTGACCATTTCGGCGGATAGCTCCGTCTACTGGAAGCAAGACGCGATCGGGCTCAAGGGCACCGAGCGTTTCGACATCAACGTTCACGAGCGAGGAACCGCGACCGAAGCCGGCCCGATGGTTGCCATCGAGCTGCAATAATCCTTCCCTTGCTCCGGGTTGGATCGGAGCCGGTTGGCGTCGATGTTGGCCGGCTCCTTTTAGAAAAAAATCACACGCTAGGAAATCATCAAAAATGAAAAGCTTACAACCGATTTATCAAGAACTTGTTTTCGCACCGGCAACGGCAGCGACCACGACCGCCGCAAAGTCGATTGACACGCTAGGGGCCAAGAATCTTTGTGTGTCTCTCAATTTTTCGGCAGACCTCAACACAAACGCAGCCGGCCCGACGCTTGAGTTTGCCCACAGCGACACCGATGCGGCTACCGCCTTTGCAACGTTCGACGCTGCACTCAATCGCAGCGTCACCCGTGGCACCGCCGGCACGATCAGCGTTTCGCATATCAACCTTGACGGGTCGATCAAGAAGTTTGTTCGCGTCAAGGTAACGCCAGGCACCACCACGAATGACACCGTCATTTATGGCGGGGTCGCCTTGCTTGACAAGGAAATTCGGCCCGACGAAATCAGCGACGTTGGTGGCGGGGCGATCCTTAGCTAGTTGACACCACAACCCGGAGCAAAATGGGATGGGACACAAGGTTAAAGTTCACGCATTCATGACGGCGGCCCGTTATGAAAACACTATGGCGCGAAATCATATTGAGTTGGCATTGCAGGCGATCGGAATACCAATGCAGGTAAGCGGCGGCGTATTCTACGGACAGTGTATGCAAAACATGCTGCACGACGCCTTGGAATACGGGCTCGATTACGCATTGACAATTGACGGGGACTCAATGTTCACCGCAAAGCATATCCAACGTTTGCTTAATGTCATTTCAACACCAGACGCAGGAATCGACGCTCTAGCCGCTTTGCAATGCAAGCGAGGGTGCCACTACCCTTTAGCGAGTTGCGGAGAGGAAACGCTAACGATAACCGGTGCACCGTTTCAAGTTTATACCGCACACTTTGGCCTAACGCTGATCGACATGCGGAAGCTTGCGACCGTTCCGCTTCCGTGGTTCAGCGACCAGCCGGGGCCGGATGGTACGTGGACACACAAAGACAAGATCGACGCTGACATATCGTTTTGGAAAGCTTGGGGCGATGCTGGCAACTCGATCTACATGGATCCGCTTTGCAGCGTCGGGCACTTGGAAGAAATGATCACAACGTTTAACGACAAGATGCAAGTCGAACACCTCTACCCGCAGGAGTGGCGGGCACGCAATGGCTACAGCACAAGGTGACTACGTCCTAGTCGAGTTCCTGAGAGACTGGTACTTGATGCGACAACATCAACGCCAGTTAGTGACCTGGGGACAAGCGGACATCCTAACAAAACGCGGATTTTGCAGGATCGTAGAAGATGGAACTGACAGTGCCGAAGTGGAAGCGACTAACGCAACCGACAAGCGAGCCGATCAGCTTGCTACAAGCCAAGCAAGCACTGAACATCGGCAGCGGAGACGCTACGCACGATGAGCGGCTAACGCTGCTAATCCAAGCGGCTAGGGAAAAATGGGAACGCGATACGCAGCGGGCAACAACGTCCGGCACATTTCGGCAAGTGTTCGATGCTTTCGCGGATCCGCTTGAGCTATTGCCGCAGGGCGTGACGGCGGTCAGTTCGATTACCTATTTCGACGCGAACAACGCAAGCCAAACGGCATCGGCAAGCTTGTACGTACTCGATGATTACAGCAACGCGATCCGCTTAGCTTACGAGCAACAATGGCCAGATACCGCGGCAAGATTTGACGCCGTGACCGTCAATTACACCGCAGGGACAAGCGACCCGCTGGAAGTGCCGGCAATGGCCAAGGCCGCGATGCTTTCGCTCGTCGTGTACTATTTTGACAAGAACCCCGGCGACAATGACGGGCTTTACGACTTGCGTCATTACGACGATTTGGTGCGCCAGTACATGCGGAGTAGCTACCCATGAGCGGACGCCCTAGGCGGTTCAGTGTGGCCAACATGCGATACCGCGTCGCCGTGCAAAAGCAAGTCGATGCAGCCGACGCGGCGGGGCAAATGGTTACGACTTGGACAACGATCACCGGCATGGCTAACGAGCCGGCAGATTACGCCGCGGTTAGTGGTGGCCAAGTCTTCCGCGGGTCGCAAGTCAACGAAGGCATAAACGCAGTATTCACGGTTAGGTATCGAGAGCAATACGCACCGCAACATCGAATCGTGTTCAACAATCAGGCGTTTGGGATTGTCTTTGTGCAACCCATTGAAGGCCGCGACCGCTACCTAGATTGTCACTGCAAGGTGGTCGAATAATGGCACCACGCAAAAAACTAAAGTTTGGAATCATAGTTGGCTATGACAAGGCCATCATCGATCGCATTACTCAAGGCGTGCCGGAAGAAGTCAGGCGGGCGGCCGTGAATCGAGGATTGCCGGCAGCGGCGGAAGTGGTTGAAAAGAAGGCCAAGCAATTGGCACCAGACGGACGCAAGACAGGCACAAGCAACCGACAAACTGGATCATCCCGCACTAAGTGGTATCCGTATCAACTTAAGGACATGCTCGAATCAAAAGTGCTTGACGATATGCGGGGCACCGTTGTTTCGGTCATGGTGGGACCGCGGCGACCCTGGGGCAACAAAGCCAACTTTATTTCGCCGCTACCGAACTCAAAAACTGGCAATACAAAAGAGCAAGTCTACTGGGGCAAGCGAACGTTTGGACCGGGCAATCGCAATCGAAAAACAAATCGGTTTCTCGAAGACGCTTCGCACCAAACAAGGCCGCAGCAAGTTAGGGCACTTGTAACCGCGATGCGTCGAACCGTGGCAAGAAATATGGAACGCCTCAAAAGGTTTAGTCTTGGCTGACGTTGGCGCATCGTTTCGGGCTTTCGTTGTCGCTCAAAGCAGCGTGTCTGCTTTGATCGGGTCGCGTATGTACCCAGATGAACTGCCACAGAACGCGACGATGCCGGCAATAACTTATCACCGCATTAGCACGCTACACCACGAAAACATCAAAGGCAGCAAGGCAGGCATGGCGGAAGCAATAGTAGAAGTTAGATGCTACGCCACAACCCGCAACGCTTGCAACGCATTATGCGAAGCGGTCAGGCTATGCGGCGTGCTTGACTTGGAGGGCGTTTACTCGGGCGTCAACATACGATGTTCGATGCTGGCAAGCGGCCGAAATGACTTCACCGAATCGCCAATAGATGGCACACATGAGCTGCGTTACGTTTCGTCTCAGGACTATTCCTTAACCTACTTGGAGGATGTTTAACATGCCAATCGCAGGACGTGGGGCAACCCTTACCGCAACGACTTACACCGCAACGCTTGACATCGTTGAAATTGCAGGCGGCAGCGAATCAATCGAGGCTCTGGACATTTCGACGCTTGGCCAGACTACGACTTTCATGAAGTACCAAGTTGGTGACATGGCAGACACGCCAGAGATCAGCGTGACGTTCAACTGGACGAACACCAACCCGCCGGCAATCGGCGCGAAAGACACTTGGACGCTTACCTTTCCAAAAGAGGGCACCGCGACCACAGCACGAAGTCTAAGCGGAACTGGTTTTGTGACAGAGAAGGGATACCCGACTTTTGTTAATAACCAAATCAGTCAGGGCACGATGACCATCAAGCTCGACGGCGCGACGGGACCGAGTTACACATGAGCAAGCTAACCGTCGAGCTATTGCCGCACGTAGCGAATTACACGCTAACCGGCGAAGCAATCGAGTTTCCGCAGTGGGCGTTGGTAGTCAACGGATCCCATTGCGGATGGGTGCCAAAGGAAGGCAAGCACGTGTCTTTTTTTGAGCACTTTAACGAACAAGACCGAGCCGCAATTTGTGCGGAAGTGGCACGGCAGCGGGGCGAAAAAGAAAGCCGCGTGGAATCAGTTCCGCCGAGTGTTTTATACCCGGAGCAAACGGAAGAAGATGAGCCTGACGAAGATTGAACTGCTTGGATTTTGCAACCGACGTTTTGACGTTGTTGACCTTGGCAACGGTGCAAAGGTCCGCATCCAGAGCCTAACGCAGGAAGAGGTATCCCGGCATAACCTGATGATGCTTGACAAAAAAGGCCAAGTGTCACAGGCGGGGCTTCTGGCAGCGGAACGGCTCTACGTCGCTATGGCGATGGTTGACGACGACGGCAACCGGCTATTGATCGACGACGAAGCGGGCGAGCTTGCGAAGCTTGATGCTGGCATCTTCGGCAAGATCGCAAAGAGGGCTAGGGAGCTAACAGACAGGGACTCAGTAACGGTTGAAACGATGCTGGGAAACTAACAAGGAGCGCTAAGTTAAGGCTTGCTTGTCGAGTCTGCTTGGCGCTCGGAATCGATGACCCGGAGGCGTGGCTAGCAAGCGTGTCACAGCGAACGCTGGCCGTTTGGGAGGCGTTTTATATGCTTGAACCGTGGGGGCAGGATTACCAACGGGACGCGATTATTTCGGCTCAATTGTCCGCTTTGTCGTGTTCGGTTGCCGCTTCGCACGGGGCAAAGCAAAAGCCTATCCCGGTTCAAGATTTTATGCCGGCCAATTGGCACAGGCCGCCGGTTCAATCTAACGAAAACAGCATCAAGGCGGCCGAAAAGGCTTTCGCCGCAAAGTGGGGTAAGTAGTGGCGACAAGCATAACGGCACTTAACATCCGCATCGCCGCAGACGCTTCCCAAGTGTACGAAGCGGCGAAGCGTATGTCGTCAACGATGCGTAGCGTGAACCAAGTCATGGAAGCCGCTAAGACGCCAGTTGAACGCTATCAGCAATCGCTAGCACGGCTTGATGCGGCGTACATCCATAACAAGATTACGACGGAGCAATATATTCGCGGCGTTAATCAGATCGGCAAAGCTTTAGACGAAACGGCCGGCAAGCAGGAAAGGGCTGCACGACGGCAATCCGAAGCTAACAACACAATGCTTGTTTCAATTAGGCGGCTTGCGGGTGCGTATCTAGGGCTACAGACAGGAAAGCAAATTGTTCAACTAGCCGCAGAGGCAGAGGCCGCATCTGTTCAGTTTGAGGTACTGACCGGATCGGCACAGGAAGCCGCCAGTTTGATTGCAGACATGAAACGGCTTGCCCAAGCTTCGCCGCTATCGCTTCCGGCTGTCCAGCGTGGCGGGCAGTTACTATTATCGTTTGGCATGAACGCCGAAAAGGTAATCGCTACGCTAAAGATGCTTGCCGACGTATCGGGAGGCAATCAACAGCGGTTTGAAATTCTTTCGCTTGCGTTTGCACAAACAACGGCGGCCGGCCGGCTAATGGGTCAAGACCTGCTGCAGATGATCAACGGCGGTTTTAATCCGCTGCTTGAAATATCAAAAACGACTGGCCGGTCTATGCTGGACCTAAAGAAAGATATGGAGGCCGGGGCAATATCGGCTCAAATGGTCGAAGATTCTTTCCGCCGTGCTACATCGCAAGGCGGATTGTTTTTCGGCATGACCGACAAGATGAGCAAAACGACATCCGGGGCACTTGCTCAGATGATCGGCAACGTGACCGAAATGTCAATCGAAATTGGATCGCGATTGACTCCAACAGTGATTGAGCTTGCCAATTCAATTTCCGAGCTATCCAAAAACATCCGAGACTCAGAATCGGCGCTAGACGGGCTAGAGTTCGGAGTTAATCGCACCTATCGAACGTTTGCGCTAGCCGGTGCAATTATCGGTGATACGTTTGAAAATGCCAATTTGCTAGGGCAGTGGATTGCTGGCACAAAGGACATCGAATTTAACATTTCGAGAATTAACACTCAGCTAGACGCGTATTACGGAAAAACAAAGCTAGTAAACGACCTAGACAGCCAAAAGTCAGTGCTACAGGAAGCAATCGAAAAAACCGAAGCAAGGCGAGCCGAAAGGGCCAAGAAGGCCGCGCAGGACGCAATCGATGCTCAGGTGGTGTCAATCAATCTTGAGGCTAAAAAACTACAGCAAGCACAAAAGGCTCTTGAGGTTTATTCAGGGCAAGCGCAGCAACTAATGCTACAGCGTGCCGAGCTAACGTATTCCGCAGAGGAATATCAAAAGATCGTTGACAGGGCAAACGGTCTTAACGATGCCCAAGTGGAATCGCTTGCCAACATTCGAAAGGACATTGCCGAACGCCAAAGGCAAAAGCAAGAACAGCAAGATTTGGCTAGGCTGCAAGAGCAAGCGGCCGATGCTGCTATTCGACATTTTGAAGAACAGCGGCGGCGACAGATGGAAATGCGATCCGCCGTAGCTAAAGGGCCAAGCGGTTTTGAGGCTGGCAGTAGCGAAGCAATGCGATTCTTGGCCGAACAATCTAACGCATTGATGGCGGCGGTTGCAATTCCTGACCAGCCAACGCCAGGCGAAAAAGAGATCGCGGAAAAAGCGGCTGAAGAAATGCGGCGACAACAGGAAGAAGCAAGAAAGCGATCTTTAATTTTGCTTGAGCTTCAAAAACTGAATGTTAATGTCGTCGAAAACAAAGTGCAAAAGCTTCCGGGTAGAGGATAATGGCACACACGCTACAAGGCAAAACGATAACCGGCAGCGTCGAACTGGCCATTAAAAACGGCGGGCCGGTTTGGCGACAGTCGCAAGGCTACCGAGTCGAAGCCGATAGCGACGATCCGTCGTATAGCAGCATCTTGCTAACGTCGGGCTTACCGATCCCGATGACAACGTTCACCGATGATGGCTTGATGATTTGCCAATCCTTGGGGGCTGATCGCATCCCAAGGCATCGGCGGCTATGGGAAGTGACAGCGGAGTTTAGTAGCGAGGTAGAGCAATCGCAAAACACGCAATTCCCTGAAGAGTGGGTGCCGGTTTACGAGCTAAAAAAGGAACGGGTTCAGGAACCAAGCTTTACCGATGCGTCAGGCGTGGCGATTGTTAATTCTGCCGGGCAGGTATTCCCGCAGGGTATAGTCTTGACTCGATACTTGCCGGTCTGGGAGTTCTTTCAATTCGAATCGGCAAGCCTTTCAGACGAACAAATGCTGACGCGGGATGAGGTCGTTAATTCAACGCCATTCAAAGGCAGGGCAGCAAAAACGCTGCTTTGCACGATCACTTCGTCAGTGATTGGATTTTATTACGGTCGTTTGCGGCGGCTAACGCAGTACAGGATCATCTACAACGCTCGGGACTGGCGAGACAAGCGACTTGATACGGGCACGGTTTATTTAGACGCTGGCACGCTCAAGGCTTACACCGATGCCGATGGCAACGTCATTGAAGGGGCATTAAACGGAAGCGGGGCCAAACAAACAGCCGGAACCGCACCGGCAATCTTAAACTTTGACAAGTTTGCGACAATCGATTTTAACACGTTTCTGAGGTAAGCATGGCTGATTTATCTAGGACCGCAGCAAACGTTAAGCCGATGAGCGTAGGCCCCGTATCAATGGGCAAGAGTGGAGAGGCTTTGACGCAAGGCGATCCGGCATACTTCGACACAAGCGGCAAGCTGAAGAAATGCCAATCAGACGGCACGGCAGCGGAGGCCAATTGTAGGGCGATGATCTTGACCCCAGCAACCGCAGCCGATCAGGACGTGGTTTACATGCTACCCGGTGGCGACATCGACGTGGGGGCTACTCTGACAGTTAGCGAAACATACATCGTTTCACAGACTGCCGGAGCAATCGCACCGATCGGCGATTTAGCGGCGGGTGATTATTCGACAATTTTGGGCACGGCGACCGCAACTAACAAGCTTGCGTTTAGGCCGATCGCAAGCGGCGTGGAGAAGCCATAGTGGCAAAGGACAACCGGACATACGGATTTAGCCTTAACGACGCTGAGAGCCTTGCGGCGATGATTGGGGCACGGTCAGAAATCATTCCTGGCCGGCAGCCGGTTGGCGGTGGTGGCGGCTCTACCCTCTACCGCTTCGAAACCACAGCCGCATACACGACCGGAACAAGCGTAGCCGCAACGATCAAGACGATGGCGGGCACAACTTTTGCCACAGGTGCAACTCTTAAAGACCCTGAAGCAATATTTGTTGGCCTAGCGTCGGGAGCAAAAGGCTACTGTATCGCTCAAGGTGGCGAATACTTTGCCATCCAGGCATTGTGCGCACCGGAAGAGGGCTACGTCTAATGACGACGCGATGGTTCGGGCCGCGGCCGGTTTTGGGCTCTTTCTTAGAGACTACGCGGCACGGCTCGTGCGGATGCTGCAAATGCGGGGGCATTGACAATGGGACAAACGTTTTCGATACCCCGGCAACTGTAATAACCAACTACCCTGCTTATCGTGACGGGCTTCGCGTTAAGCTTGTCATATCTGGGATTCAAGACGCACACTCAATAGAGATCGACGAATACTATACCGACATCACCGGCATGAGCGGATTGAACGGCACTTGGTATTTATCAGTCGAGCGGACGCAGTACGGCTGCATCTGGTCTGCAGACGACTCCGAGCTTGTCGAGATCACTTACAACATTTACGAAAATTACGTTCCCTACGATTACACGTACACGCTAAACACAAACATCGAAGCAAAATCGACGAGGCCGTCGAACGTGTTTGACGCTAATTTTTTTAGGTTGCTTTCGCTTGGACTTGTTACAGACCTCGGAGCATTTAACCCAGGAGCATTGGTGCCGCCGCCGTTCGATGGCGTTCACCCTGTTCTTGGACTCGAATTTGTGCCAACGTCAAGCGAATACAGCCAAGCAACGCAAAAGACAGGGCCAACGTTTAACTGGAGCCGAATCGGCTGGGACGGGGCAAGGGTCCAAGACGTTATCAGCGGCGACCTTCGATTTTTTCGGTCAGTGTTTGGCGGGTGGGGTGACGTGGTGGACTACGATGATCCAGCTTGGACCGGCATCAATGATTTTTACGACACATCGACAAGCACTTTTAAAACCGCCGGCACGTTTACCGCAGAGATTGAGCGGTTATGAGGCGGCTTTTCCGTTGCCCTAGTTGCGGCCGGTCAGGCATAATCGGGTCAGCTGATTTCGTTCGGTGCGGGTGCAAAGCAAAGTTTCGCGGCGAAGAGTTGTTGCCGCACGTTCAACAAATCCACGACGAGGAATTGCGAATCGACTTGCCGTGCAGCCACCGCGGCGAAATTGTCGATCGCGTTAATTGCGGTTGCGATGGCGATGCCAACGTCTATGAGTGCAAAATACATGGGCGGTGCTTGGTGCGGCAGCTTATTCAAAGCAGATGGCAAGGCGTCGTTTGTGCGGGATGCAAATCAAGACGCCATCCAGTTGAAGACCTTGCCATCATCACGACGCATTTTAACCCCGCCGGCTTTCAGCGACTCCGCGACACGTACCGCCAGTGGATCAAGACGATGCCGCCGGGCGTGGTGACGATTGAGCTAGCCGGCAGCGATCCCGACATCCCCGAAGCGATCCACGTCTACGGCGGCCACGATTCGATCATGTGGCAAAAGGAGCGGTTGATTAACTACGCTCTAACGCTGCTAAAGCCATCCGTTCGGTTTGTCGCTTGGATCGATCACGACCTGATTTTCACCCGCGGCGACTGGGCACAAACTGGCGTAGAAGCCATCCTGAGCGGCCTAGACGTTGTGCAACTATTTGACCGCGTTGACTATCTTGACCGCGACGGCAACGCAATGAGCCACCAACCAGGAGCCGTAGCACAAATCCAAGCCGGCAGAGGGCCAAGCGGGGCACCGGGAGGGGCTTGGCTTGCTTCGCGGCAGTGGCTTGAGTCGATCGGCGGGCTATACGATCGGAACATCGCAGGCGGCGGTGACGCAACGTTTCTTGAGGCTGTCACGGGCATCGCAACCGCATTCTCAGAGCGTCAAGCACCGCGACTGATGGAAGATTGCAAGCGATACCGCGAGAGCGTAGGCGGGGCCAAATTTGGGCATATAGCGGGTGCGGTCAAGCACTTGTGGCACGGAGACAGAGCCAACCGTCAATACATTTCCCGCGACGAAATTTTGTGTCGATGGGACTTCGACCCGCAGACGATGATCGATACTGACAGCAAGGCGTGGCGGTGGACAGAGGCCGCACCGGCAGGGCTACGGGCTCAACTATGTGAATACTTCGCGAATCGTCGCGAAGACGGATGACGCCTTGCTATAATACGGACAAACTCCTCTCATCTTTCGGAGTGCCAACGGATGGCGTTAGACTCGAATCTTGAAATCGAAAAGCGCAACGATTGCCTAGCACTGCGCTGGGATTTTCAGGCCGGCGAATTGCCGCCAGTGCTTCTAGCCGGTGACGCCCACTGGGACAACCCCGACAGCGACGGCGAGCTACTCAAGACGCATCTAGCCGAAGCGGTCGGACGCGGATCACCGATTATCTTAGGCGGTGACTTTTTTTGTGCGATGCAGGGCAAGTACGACAAAAGATCAGACAAGCGAAAGCTAAAGCCAGAGCACGCAACGGGCAACTACTTAGACAGGCTAGTCGAGACGGCGGCAGAGTGGTTGCGACCTTACGCGGCTAATATCATTCTCATCCACCGTGGCAATCACGAAACCGCAATCCAAAAGAATCACGAAACCGATTTAACGGATCGGCTTTGTGCGGAACTGAGGAGACAAGGTGCGCCGACCATTGCTGGCGGCTATACGGGCTTCGTCCAGTTCTTTCTAAGCCAGGGCGGCGGCAATCGCGGCAGCCTAGACTTGTATTATCACCACGGGCACGGCGGCGGCGGGCCGGTGACAAAAGGGACAATCGATTTTGCAAGATATGGCATGTTTGCGTTGTGCGACGCGATTTGGAGTCAGCACGTTCACCAAGCGACCTACGGCGAATCGCAAAAGATATATGTGAATCATGCAGGGGCGATTGAACAAAAAACAGTATTGGAAATTCGATCCCCCTCGTACAAGGACGAACACGGAAAGGGCGAAGGCGGATTCCAAACAGAAAAAGGAGTTGGGCCGCGACCGAGGGGCGGCTACTGGTTGTCCGTCTACAAAAAACGCGGAGACAAGTATCGTTACCAATTCCACGTCGAACGGACGCGACAATGACACGCTACAAAAAGCCGGCAGACTTCGACTGCATTTTGGGCGGCAAAGAATGGCGAATACAATTTGTCACACGACGCAAGTTGCCGAAGCTTGACGGCATTTGCTACTGGGACGATCGACTTATCTTGATTCGCTACGATCAACCGGCCGACAAGTTGCTTGACGCTCTGATTCATGAGTGCCAACACGCGTTGAGCGAGATGCACTTCGCGGCAGAAAAATGGATCGAGCAAACGTCTACCGAATTGTCAATCGCAATTTTGCGAACGGGCTATGGCAAAAAAGACGGCTAAAAAATCTTTGGGAATTCTCTTGACGCGGTGATTACCCTCGTCTATCTTTTCCGACAGCACAACACCGAAAGACAAAACAGAGCGCCGGCGGGAACCTCTCGCCATTTCTTGGCAAAGTGTGTTGTGCAAACCCGCCGGCGCTTTTTAAGGCACAACACAATGAAGCTTTCAGACGTACTATCCGCCGCACTAACACTAACACCAAACGAGCGGCTGCGATTGGTCGACGCGATCGCACTTGTTGACGATTGGCAGATCGACATTGTTGACAAGCCGCAAGCAGAGGTAGAGCCACAGCCAAAGAGCCGCAGGGGCGGCAAGTATTATAAAGGCGAGTCGCTTGAGATTTTGCGGCGAGCTTTTTTTCGCTACTCAAATCAACTGGCGACGGAAAAGGAAAAGCGGCAGATAATTAACGAAACGGCGAAGCAACTTGGCCGCACGTACTCAGGGATTTACAACCAATTCCACAAGATGCAAAACGGACAAAAGAAATGATCCACAGCATAACCCTAGCCGCAATCGCTCTATTTTGTGCGATCGCGGCGATAATGTCACAGCCGCGGGACGATCGAGACACGCGTGCACGATGGCGAGAATGGCGGAAGTATCACAACCGAACGAGGGTGACAGAATGATCGAAATTCGACTAGCACGACCGCAAGACAACGCGTTTATCCACCTATTACACGACAGGCACTTTTCCGCGTTGTCAATCGGCGAATACCTCGATTGGATCAATCAGCGGAACCGCCGAGTTTATCTGATCGAATACTTTGGCGACCCCGCTGGGTTTGCATTCGTCGCACTGACCCGCGACGCCGTTCGGATTTGCAATATAGCGATTGTCGACCACTACCAACGGCAGCGAGTAGCTACAGACGCGGTGCGACTGATTTTGTCAAAGCACGGCAAGCGGTTTGTTCGAGCCGCGTTTGCAAATGATCCTGATTGCGTAGCACAAGACTTTTTGCGATCGCTTGGCATGCGGGCAAAGGCGATTGCTGGCGATCCGAAGAGTCGTTACTGGGTTTACGAAGGTCCAAACAAAGAGAGGGCGAAACGATGAACGAAGACGATCAGCACGAATGGCAGTTCCGGCTAGTGTGGCGTGAAGGCGGCAGGTGGCATGCGATGGAACCCGAAGACGAACACGAATCGGCACTTGTCCATTTTCATCACTGTGCGACCGAACTAATCATCCAACGTCGCCGCAAACGCGACCTATACGATCCGACGCCGTGCGAAGGGATCGAGCATCCGGTCTGGAGGGATTGGGAAGCGAGCCCTGATGCCGAGATACAGGCGGTGCTAGTGCGGAAGGGTATGCCGTTTAGGAGCTTGGAGAAATGAGCTACGAACAATTCCTAGCGATTAAGGGACAGTACACCGGAGGCGATGGTTTTGAGGCCAGCGACCTTCCAGATCAACTTAAGCCGTTTCAGCGGCATTTGGTCGAGTGGTCACTACTTCGCGGTCGGGCGGCTGTTTTTGCTGATTGCGGACTTGGTAAAACATTTATGCAGCTAGCGTGGGCTGATCAGGTGCGGCGACATGCTGGCGGGAGTGTGCTTATCCTAACGCCGCTTGCAGTTGCGTCACAAACTGAAGCAGAGGCCAAGCGATTTGGCATAGAGGCTAAGCGGAGCAAAGACGGCCAGCACGCTGGCGGAATTGTGATAACCAATTACGAGCGGCTAAACAATTTTAACGCCGAAGACTTTGTGGGCGTTGTCTGTGACGAGTCGTCGATACTTAAGAGCCTAAGCGGATCGACGCAAAAGCGGATAACGCGATTCATGTCGAAGATGCGTTATCGATTGCTTTGCACGGCAACCGCGGCACCAAATGACTATGTTGAGCTTGGCACATCGTCAGAAGCGCTGGGAGAGCTAACACACAGCGACATGCTAAAGCGATTTTTTCGCATGCTTGACGACAAGGGCCAGAAGTCAGAGCTAAAGAAACAAGAGGAAGCCGAGGCGTTGATGAAGCATGACGAACAATACTTCGCAAAGCTTGCTTTTCGCGTTGCTCAAACTATCGGCCAGTGGAGGCTAAAACATCATGCTGTGCAGCATTTTTGGCGGTGGGTGTCTTCATGGGCTAGGGCATGCCGCATGCCGTCCGATTTAGGCTTTGACGACAAAGGCTACAAGCTTCCGAGGTTGATTGAACGCGACCACGTCATAAAGATCGACACGCCGCCAGATGGCTTTTTGTTTTGTATGCCGGCAATCGGCATGCAAGGCGAACGCGAAGAAAGGCGGCGAACACTAGATCAGCGGTGCCGGTTTATTGCCGACTTGGTTGACCATGATCGTCCGGCCGTTGTGTGGTGTCACCTGAACGAAGAGGGCGACGAGCTAGAGCGGTTGATACCCGGAGCAAAGCAGATAGCAGGAAAGACGCCAGACGACGAAAAGGAGGCAACTTATGAGGCGTTTGCAGATGGCTCTCTTCGTGTGCTTGTGATTAAACCGAAGATCGGGGCGTGGGGATTAAATTGGCAGCACTGTAACCACGTTGTAACGTTTGCGAGTCACAGCTACGAGCAACAATACCAGAGCGTAAGGAGATGTTATCGGTTCGGCCAAAAGCGGCCGGTGACGGTTGATACGGTAGCGACTGAAGGCGAGGTCCGCGTGCTTGCTAACATGCGAAACAAGGCCGGAAGGGCGAGCGCTATGTTCGACGCCTTGGTTAAGGAAATGCGAAACGCAGAAACGATTAAACGTACTAACGAATACACAAAGAAAATTGAGGTGCCAGCATGGCTGTAAAGCAACAAGTGATTACCGACCGCTACGCTATTTACAACGGCGATTGCGTCGAAGGGATGCAGAATCTACCGAATGACTCAGTTCACCTAACGGTTTATTCTCCGCCGTTTGCAGGGCTGTATCAGTACAGCAGCGACGAAAGGGACATGAGTAACGCAATTAACCACGATGAGTTTTTTACTCACTACGGCTACGCGATTGACGAAATAACGCGGATCACAATGCCGGGGCGAATCTCTGCGGTTCATTGCATGGACATCCCGTTAAGCAATGCGGGCTGCGATGCGATGTTTGATCTTCCGGGGCGAATCATTCGAGAGCATGAAGCGAGAGGGTGGGCGTACGGCGGCCGGCGGATTATTTGGAAAGAGCCTTTGATGGTTCGAAATCGAACGATGATGAAAAGCTTGCATCATAAAACGCTATGCGAAGACTCAACACGCAACAGCATAGCCAACGGCGATTACTTGCTTATGTTTCGCAAGAAAGGCGAAAACAAGGTTCCGGTCATTCACGAAACTGGACTACATGAATACGCAGGTGAAAATCAACCGCCGTCCGAATTGCTTCGCTACAGAGGCATGAAAGGCGATCAGAAGATGAACAAATTTTCTCAGTACATTTGGCGACAGTATGCCTCATGTGTTTGGATGGATATACGAATTGACCGAGTTTTGCCATACCGCGACAGCAAAGAAGGCGAAGATGAAAAGCACGTTCACCCGTTGCAGCTTGACGTTATCGATCGTTCGGTGGTCATGTGGAGCAATCCGGGCGAGACGGTTCTAACGCCTTTCATGGGCGTCGGCTCTGAAGTGTTTGGTGCTGTTCGCAATGGCCGCCGCGGAATTGGCTTTGAGCTAAAGACCGCTTACTTCCTTCAGGCAAAGCAAAACATGGAGGCCGTAGACGATATGCCGAGCGAAGACCAGTTAGACCTATTTGCAACCACAAGCGAGGAAATGTAATGAACCGCGAACTAACGCAAGACGAATGCCGCGATCAGCGGGCGCTACTAAAGATTTTAGAGCGCAACAAGCTAGCCGAGTGGCTTGGAGGCGAACAGTATTGGCTAGCCGTTGTCAGGCAACTTGAAGCCATGCAAATCACCGGCACGACCGACGGCGAGGACTTGGCCGAACTGACGGACGAAGATGCACGGGAGCGGCCGTGGGTGATGGTTAAAGATTACGGCATGGATAAATGGGCAGGGCCTAACGTGCTGCTATCCGCACCGCCAAAAACGGAAAAGTATATTGTCGTCGATGGCACAGACGATCACGCGCCGTACTACTGGGATCAAGCCCGTAAAGCAACCGAAAACGAACTCAAAAAAGCAGGGATAACACAATGACAATGACTGACAAAGACGCACAGCGGCGGCCGTGGTGTATGTTTGGCGACATCTACCAAGGCGGAGTACGCTGGCATGAGCATGCTAGGCTTATTTACGTCGGCGAAAGCGACTGTTGGTATGGCGAAGAAAAACAAGCAATTACGTTGTACAGGACCGAACATGGAGTGGCGTACACACAGTGCCGCGAGCTTACCCCCGAAGAGCTAGCCCAGCACGGACTAACGCAGCCGCCGAAGCCGTGGTCGGAGCGTGTGACGCAGTGGGCGAAGGACCGGAACATCATCGGCGGCACGACGCCAAAGGATCAATTCGGAAAGCTTGTCGAAGAGGTCAAAGAGCTACGCGACGCTATCAAAGACGGCGACCTGCCAGAGATCGTTGACGCAATCGGCGATTGTTCGGTGGTTCTTGCGATAATCGCGGCACAATACGGGCTGGCGTTTGAACAATGCCAGGAAGCGGCGTGGGAAGAAATTAAGGATCGCAAGGGGCGAATCATCAACGGCACTTTCGTCAAAGAGGTGAGCGAATGAAACCAAAACCGCCAACGCTTGCTGATCACCGGAGGCGACAAAACAAAGACGGGCTAAGCGTGTGGTATGTCAAGGCACGCGGACGCCGAAGAAGGATTGAGCTACAAGCTTACAAAGGCCGGCTTTACTTGGTTGGTTGCTTGTACGCAGGGCATGAGTGTTTATTAAGATTCGAAGAGACTGCAAATGCTATTTGCCGAAAGCTTGGCGAAATAACGGCGTAGAAACAAAGAGGTGAGCGAATGAAGACGCAGATCACAGTCGAAATCCCAGACGGCTACGAAATAACAAGCCTTTACCGTGGCAATCAATACGGCGAGCACGATGACAGGTCAGCAGCGATTCCGTATACGATTCACATACGACCTGCCAAACCCTTCCTGATTAACGGCGTGCCAAGCGACTGGCCGAATTGGTTGAAGTGCGATTGGATAACAAAAGACAGGGATGGCGTGCTTTATTTGCACAAGTCAGAACCGCAACGCGAATCTGATGGATGGTTTTGCACAAACGGAATCCACTATTTAGACAAATTACTAATCGACATTGACATCCCAGGCCCGTGGGAACAATCGCTACGCGAAAACCCGCGGCGTAAAAAATGACCGACTGGACCGACGCAGAACTGTTCGCCGCTTGGGAAGAACGGGCGGCGATAATCGAACACGACGGCCGATCAAGCCGTCAGCATGCAAACTATCTTGCGGCCAAGTGGCTACGTGATGCCATTAAGCCGCGGCAACTACCGATCACGATACAGGGAGCGATTAAAGCAGATGAGCTACCACGACAGGCCTGAGCTATCAGCAACACAACTTAAATCAATGGCCGCCGGTTGGCGTGTGTTCGAAGCCGAGCACGTTACAAAGACGGCACCGCGGCAAGAGTCAGCGGCAATGGCTCTTGGATCGGCTATACACGCCGCTATCCTTGAGCCGGACCGATTCGATGCGGATTACGCTTGCATCCCGCCACAGTGCAGCGACAAACGGACCAATGCGTACAAGGACTGGGCAGCCGCACACGAAGGCAAGATCCATGTGAAGCAAGATGACGCCTTAACGATTGCGATTCTTCGAAGGGCATTTCGCTACGACAAGATGGCTTCGACGCTATTTAAAAGCGGCACGGCGGAAACCGAGCACTTTTGGGAGTCCTACGGCGTCAAGTGTCGGGCGAAATTTGATTGGCTTGCAGGGCCGATCGTGGTTGACATTAAGACCTGCCAGGATGCAACCGACAAGGCTTTTGCAAAGGACATCGCACAAAGGCGGTACGATCTTCAGGCCGCACACTATCTATCGGCTGGAGTCGCCGATCGATTTATCTTTGTGGCTTGCGAGACGACATCGCCATACCGAGTGCGATGTTACGAGCTTGGTGACGTTGACCTTCAGCGGGCGAATGAGGATCGACAGAGCCTTATTGAAGAGTACGCGGAAAGGCGATCGCGTAACGACTGGCACGAAGCCGGAGAAAACGAGTTGCGGACTATCTTTTTACCAAACTGGAGATCATGAAATGACAGAGACAACCATCACCGAAGCACCGAAGAAGCAATTGACGATCCGCGAACACCTAAGCGGCGAGGCATTCAGAAACACGATCGCCAGCATCCTGCCGAAGCACTGCACACCGGAGCGGATGGCACGAACGGCGATGACGGCATTGACGCGAACGCCGGCCTTGCAAAAGTGCACGCAGCAATCGTTTTTCGATTGCATGATGCAGTTATCGCAATGGGGACTAGAGCCAGACGGCAGACACGCTCACCTAATACCCTACGGCGATAAGTGCACGCTAATCATCGACTACAAAGGACTCGTGCAACTTGCGATGCGATCCGGCACAATCAAGCGGATTCACGCCGATACCGTTTGCGAAAGCGATCAATTCGACGTTGACTGCGGGCTGATCACAAAGCACACAATCGACTACCGAAAGCCGCGTGGCGAAGTGTTTGCCGTCTACGCGATAATCGAGACGACGACCGGCACGAAATGCGAAGTCATGACCCGCGATGAGGTGGAAGCGGTCAGGGCACGAAGCCGCAGTGGCAAGTCGGGGCCGTGGGTGACGGATTGGTCAGAGATGGCAAAGAAGACCGTCTTTAAACGGGCATCGAAGTGGATCGAGCTATCTGCCGAAATCCGAGACGCGATCGCAACGGATGACGAAATCGACGCGACGGTGGTTCATCGCGGGGCGACCACGACGACCGCAGATGAGATCGCGGGACTGCTTGAGGGAGCGGCAGAATGACCTTCCCCGCCGAAGTCTACCACGACTTAAACCGCACCTTGCCCGGCATGCCGACAGCCGGACCGGGCTTCGTGTCAATCGAGGTCGATCCGCTAGATGTGCCGATATGCAACGGGCCGGCACACGCGAAGCCGATCCACTGCACGACGCAATCGTTAACCGGTAAGTGGTATTGTCGGCACTGTGAGCCTGAGCGGGCGAACAAGGCTAGGGAGTTGACGCTGCGAACGGTCGCGGCGGCGATGGAGATACGGCGGCGACGTGATTCACAACGCAGGAAAAGCGATGCCGACTAAATCCCGGCGATCCCGGCCGCTACGCCTTCGGGTAAAAAAAGGCTAGAATTTAGGCATTGACAAGCCGTCACGGGCTTTAACAAACCAAACCACCGAGCGGGGATTCTGCGCTTATCTGCGCGGCCCGTGACGCCTTCCCGCTCGGTGGATTTTTTGAGCTTTAGCCATGTCGTGGATCAAGTTTGAAATAGCAACCAGCAATAAGCCGGAAGTGCTAATCATTGCCGACCGGCTAAAGATTGACCCCGACGCAGTGGTCGGAAAGCTTCTTAGGGTGTGGGCGTGGTTCGACATTCACACGACAGACGGTAACGCTCCGAGCGTTACAAAAACGTTACTAAATCGTGACGTTGGCGTTACTAACTTTACAGAATTGATGATTGAAGTCGGTTGGATGCTCGAGAGTAACGGAACAATCACAGTTTCAAAGTTTGAGAATCACAACGGGGAAACTGCAAAAGCTCGAGCACAAAACGCTAAGCGGGTAGGCAAATATCGCAAAAACACCGAGAAAAACGCAGGTGTAATGAATCCGTACGAAAACGGTAACGCTGATGTAACAGATTTGACACGCAATTGTAACGCTCCGACCGTTACAAAAGTAACGCTAGAAACAACACCAGAGAAGAGAAGAGAAGAGAAGAGTGAAAGAAGAGAAGAAAAGAGAATAGAAGAGCTAAAAGAAGATCCTACTACAGCGCAGTGCGAAAAATTCGCACGTGCCGAGTATTCGCCAGACTTCCAAAGATTCTGGGACGCTTACCCGACCCGCAGGCGGCTAGGCAAAAAACAGGCCTATGCCGCTTGGCAAAAGGCAATCAAGGCTGCGGACTCCGAAACGATCATTGGCAAGGCGGCTGAATACGCCGCAAGCGATCGCGGCAAGGGTGAGTATTCTTGCATGCCGGCGACGTGGCTAAATCAAGGCCGATGGGAGGATGACCCGGCGGCGTGGCAGGATGACCGAACACTGACGACGGAGCGTAAGCCGTCGCCTCTACCGATGACCTTTGGACAACTCAAGGAGAAAAACCGAAATGACGTTTTCGAACGAGTCTTTTCAAGCGGAAAAGTCGAAGCGATTTTTGACGCTGTTGAACGCCTTAATGGCGACGAAGGGGATTGACCCCAATGAAAACATGGTCCTAGGCTACGCTTTGGCGTTGTCCGACCTAACCGACGACCAACTACAGAACGGCTTCGTCCGAGCCTTGAGGGAAGTCGATGGAATGCCGTCACCGGCAAAGATTCGAGAGCTTGCCGGCGTGACCGTCGACAGCGACACCAAAGCCGTAGACGCTTGGGGCGACGTCCTAAAGGCGATCCCGAAAGGCTCGTACGTTTGGCCGGACTTCGGCGATCAGCGGATCAACGCGACGATTCGCAACTTGGGAGGCTGGCCGAATTTCCTAAGCCGGCTTGATGGTGCAGAAGGCGAAAAGTGGGCACGGCATGAGTTTTTGAAGACTTACGCAGCGATGGGTGACACGCTATCGCCAGAGGCTTGCAGGCCGCTTCAGGGCCTCGGGGAGAAGCGTTGCGTGGGCGGCCAGATGCGTGATCCAATCGTCCGCATCGAGTGCAGCAACGCGGAACGACGTACAGCAATTGAACACAGGCCAGCGGGTCCGGTGACGTTACAGATAGCATCTTTTAGAAAGGCGGACTAGTGGAAACTAAATATAACGTAATCAGCCTTGGCGCCGGCGTGCAATCGTCAACGATGGCACTAATGGCGAGCCGCGGGGAACTGCTTGGCATCAAGGTTGATTTTGCGATTTTCGCAGATACACAAGACGAGCCGGCAAGCGTTTATAAGTGGCTGGATTGGCTAGAGTCACAATTGAGCTTTCCGGTTTACCGAGTCACGAATGGAAAGCTTAGCGACGACGCCTTAAGGATTAAAACAGCCAAAGACGGCCGCAGGTATTCGCGGACTAGCATTCCTGTTTTTACTTTGTCACCAGACGGCGACTCTGGAAAAATACAGTTTCGAATCTGCACCGCGGACTACAAAATCAAGCCGATCATTAAAGAGCTTCGCAGTCGGTGCGGAATCAAGCGAGGGCAAACGGAAACAACAGTCACAAGCCTCATCGGCATTTCATACGACGAGATGCAGCGAATGAAGCTAAGCCGCGATGCGTGGGTAGTTAATCGGTGGCCGCTTGTCGAGATGCGAATGAGGCGGGCGGACTGCATTGACTGGATGGTTAAAAACGGATATCCAGAACCGCCGCGATCGTCTTGTGTTTATTGCCCGTTCCATCGAAATCAAGAATGGCGGCGCTTGCAAACAGAAGAGCCGGACGAATTTGCTAGGGCAGTGCAATTTGAAAAAGAACTACAGGCATCAAAGGCAAATTGCGACGACATGGAAAGCACGCCATTTCTGCACAAGTCATGCAAACCGCTGGACCAGATCGACTTCCGTAACGACATCGAAAAGGGTCAGCAAGTTTTTTCGTTTTTGGATGAATGCGATGGGATGTGCGGGGTATAAGCACAGTCCAGCGGGGCCGGTGACGTTACAAATCGCAAGTTTTCGGAGGGCTGATTGATGACGACTAAAGACGACGAAACGCAAATGAGCCTCGACCAATTTCGCGACGAAGTGCTAGCCGCTTTGATTGAGTGCCAAGACCACGACCGACTTAGGAATAGACTCATCGAACTAATTGAAAGGACAGCGAAAAAATGACCGTAAAATTCAAGACCACTTGGGAGCAATGGATCGATCTAGTCGAGGGACGATGGCCGCTGACGGCGACGCAAATCGCGGAGTTGTGCAACTGCGATTTCAAAACCGGTGCAAGGATTCGCGACCATGTGGCATCAATTCACGGACAAGAGCCGCCGAGATCAAACGGCGGACTGCGACCGGTGCAAGTCGATGACGTGGTGGTCGAAGAGATCGCCAAGAATTGGCCGGTGTCGCTTAAAGAAATTATGCGTCGATACGGCCGCGGGAAAACGGTAGCACGACGTTTGCAGCGAGCCGCTATCGCACGGCACGGACTTGAAGCAAATCAGAGGACGGCAAAGCGATCGGCACAGATCGAGTCCGCTTTTCGGAAGCTGGACGAATACGTCGCGCAGCACGGAAAGACTAACCGCGACGCGATGCGGGTCTATGCTCATTGCAGTTGGTCGACGATTACTGAGTGGCGAAAAGCCAGAGGCATCTACGAGCCGGCATTTGCAACAGCGAAGAAGCGAGATAGAGTCAGGGCCGCAAGCGGTATCGGATCAGAGCCGATGCAGCGGCCGGCCAAGGCAGTGCCGGTCGTGCCGACTAGGCCGCAACATTACGCACCGGGCCAGTGGTTCAGGGACAAGCGAACGGGCGAGACGGTGCCGGCGTTGTTTGTCGTGAATGGGTCAGAGGTTAAATTCTTTGGGGCGACACAATGAGCGAAGAGCCAGTCGAATACGAGACGCGAACGATCAAAGTTTTGGTCGGCGTGAAAGGCGAGCCGCTATACAACGAGCTAGGATTCGTGGTCGAGATCACAGACGAAGGCGGCGGTGAGTTTGTCGAAGTGTATTCGGCGATACGCGAAAGCGGCGAAGGCAATTTGCGGATTGATGCGGCAAGATGGCCGGCGTTGCGTGATGCGATTGACAAGATGCTAAAGGAGTGCCGCGAAGATGCTTGAGTTTGCAATTCCGATCGCCCCCAAAGGCAAAGAGCGTCACCGCAGCATGATTCGCGGCGGCAAGATAGCGACCTACAACACAAAGAAAGCAACGGCATACGAAGCGGAGATCCGCGAATATGTTCAAAGCAAATACGACGGCAAGCCGCTAGAGGGTCCGCTGATTGTTCACGTGGTCGCAATCTTCAAGCGGCCGGCAACGGTGACCAGGGCACAGCACACAGTTAAGCCCGACGCTGACAACATCGCAAAGGCTATTTGCGATAGTCTCAACGGCGTGCTGTGGAGCGACGACAAGTCGATTGTTTATTTGACGATCCGAAAGCTATACGGCGACAAGGATTTAATTTGCCTTGAGGTGCACCCGCTATGAAGTACCGAATCCTGGCATACCGTCGCCCCGCCGAATCAACCGTCAACGAGCTACCAAAAGGCACGACTAGAGAAACCGCAATCGCAACGGCAGAAGCGGCATTGCGTGGCGACGTTACGCGGGTCGAGGTTGAGCGGTGGACTGGCCGGGAATGGCTGTTTAGTTGGGGAAAATGTGGCGGGGAAAATTCTGAAAAATAGTTGTTGACTTGGTATTTACCAACCGATATGATACCTACGTCAGCAATGACAAGCACAACCACAACCCAGCGAGAAAACGATGACCAAGATTCAGAAGCAACTCAAGGCACTGGCGGCAAACAAGAATTGCAAGATTGCTCAAGCAATGATCGGCAAGATCCGCAAGGAAATACAAGGCTGGAGCATATCGGTTGACGCCAAGCGTTCGGCATACCGCCAAGCGTTGCGGGTTTTGGGGCACACCGACGAGCAGCATATTTTGATTTTGGCAGATGCGTTTATCCGATAGTTGTCCAACTGCACACCAGCCCCAACGCCGGGTGGGCTCCGGCATTTTACACAACCACAACCCAGCAAGAATAAACATGGCAACGCAATTCATCATCACCGCGACCGCAAAAGACAACAACGGCAACCGCGTCCACTGCGATCGGTATTACGCAATCGGCGATCATGCCGACACTAGATTTGAGACTCGTGAAGCGGCGGAAAAAGTTGCCGACGATTTGCGAGGCGACGTCGGGACCGTAGTCGACGCCTCGGTCGAGTATGAAGTTGTCGAATATTGATCTTCACCTACCAGCCTAATCCGGGTGGGCTCCGGCATTTCACACAGCACACAGAGGCAAATCATGAGCGACGACGGACTAACGCGGACAGAACAAAAGATCCGCAACTTAGTAGCGATTCGCAGTTACTTGCGGGATCGGCGAGACGCTTTACTGGCCGACCGATGCTACATCGACGCAAAAGTGATCGGCGACGAGGTTAGCCGGCTGAATAGACTGATCGCCGAAGCGGAGGCCGCACAATGACCAACATTCAACCCGACACCCGCGACCAAAAGCTTCGCGACCTGATTACGATCCGCGACTACTTGCGGTATCGGCGAGACGAACTGTATGAGCAGGGGTGGCACGGCAACGCAAAGCAAATCGGCGACGAGGTGAACCGCCTGAATATACTGATCGCCGAAGCGGAGGCCGCAGAATGACATTCGACCAGCAAAAACGCGAAGCAATCGCAACGGCTAACGTAATAATCGGATTGCTGATGCAAGTGTGCGACGAGTCGCCAGAGACGACGGCAGATGAGCGGAAATGGATGCTTGACGCGTTTAAGCGAATAAAGGCCGCTAGGCTGCTTGTACTTTCGATTCTCGACAGCCAGGATAACCCAGAATGAGCAGCGACAACCGAGACCCCGTGCGAGTGCTAGGTCGAATCAAACAAAAGCAGTGGGACGCATGGAAAACTGCGGCCGATCTACTAGGCATCTCGTTTACCGAGCTAGCGAAAAATGCACTGGACATGCACTGCCGAATACTGCGGGCTAAGCTTCGCGAGGTCGATCAGATCGTTAAGGGCAAGCTGGCGGAAGTCGATCCACAGCCGCAAGTAAAGCCGAAAGAGCCGCGGCGAAAATTGCCGAAGCAAATCCAAAACAAAAGACCGGGGAAAACAAAGTGAAACGATTTTTTGCATACAGCGAATGCGGATTTACATTTCACGATACGTCCGAAGAAGCAAAAGAAGAAGCCGAAAGACTACTCAGCGAAGAACGATCCGCTGCAGAATCCGAAGGCGAGTGGGGCGAAGGTGCAACGGAAATTTTTTGGGGCGAAGTACGCGAGCACGTTCAAGAGCGTGTCGTTAATCCATGCGACTACGACGGCTGGCACGTCGAGATAGAGCTAAAGGAATTGCAATGAAACCATACAAACAAATTCTGCGACTGATTGAAATACGCCACGATGCAAGCCGCAGCGAAAAAGAGCGTCGAGAGGCGGAGTCAATCTGGTGGTGGGCACTTTGGGCCGCGGTAAAGCGAGGTAAGTCATGTCGTTTTTAGTCGTTGATCTAGAATGGGGCGGTCTCGATGGCTGGTACAGCGACCGCGAAAATGCGGAAAGGATTGCGGAGCATGTCAAGCAAAAGTTAGGACATAATCGCGTCAACGTAGTTGAGCACAAAGACAACGGCGAAGCTCGCAGTATAGGATGGGCATTCATTGCGGATCGCACGCGGCAGATTGGAATTGATCCGATCGGGTTGTTGCCGATTGTGAACCGGATGAAGGACTGCACTGACGAAGAAATAAGGCAAGAGGTTGCCAAACTTGTTTGCGAGCAAGCCGCGATTGACCAAGCGACAAAAAGAGCGAAGGCCAAGCAATGACCCTCTACAAGCACATGAAGCAACTAGCAGCCGCACGCGACGACGAAAGCAGGCCCATAGCCGAAAGAGTCACAGCGGCGAAAGTGCTAAAGGACAAACAATTGGAAAAGCAAAATACGACGCAGCAAAGCGTGCAGACGATCAACGTGCTGATGGAAAGATTTTCTGATACTTGGCGATGTTACCCGGAGCCGAAGCAATGACTGACGACGAAATCCAGCGGCTTGGCTTGCCCCCGTTTGTCAACTGCCGAGGAATCCTCGTTAGTTCGAACCGTCCGGAAATTCCGGAAAGTTGCCAAAAAATTCCCGGCTAACCTATTGCGTTGGTAATTACCAACCGATATAACTAGGGAGTCGCAAGACAAAGCACAACACCACAACCCGGAGACGAAAAAATGGCACGTAATCTCGATTGGCTTTACGAAACGCCAAAGCAGGAATCGTTCAGGAATCGCCTTTGGCGCGAGGCGGAAGCAAAGATGGTAGCGACAAAGTATCGCCGCACATCGAACGACCGCAAGTTGATAAAGCGAGAATCGGCAGCAGAAATTGAAATGCTTTTGGGCTGCATTAAAGCCGACAAAGAAAAGCGATCGCAGGAAGAAAGCACGAAAGCCCGTCGCGTTGTCATCGAGCGTCACTACCTTGAGGCAGAGTATGAACGCGAATCCTCAAACGGAAGGATTTACACAGGCGTTTTGGGCTGGCGATGGATGCCGGTTTTGGACGGCGAAGCGGTTGGGCACCCAGAAGGCTACAAGACCCGCAAGGAAGCGTATCAGGTCGTTGTAAAAGCCATGAACGAGATGCACGCAGCAAAATAGGCGATTTCAACGCCACCGCAGCCGGCCAAAAGCCGGCTGTTTTCGTTTCCGCTTGACAGATCGACGTTAGCCGTTACAATCCGGGCGTACTCTCTCATCTAACTAGGAGTCGATCGTGTCGCTGATTCGCCAAAAATTCTATATCGTCGCGGCGAAAGTGCAGGCCAAAAAGGCACGGGCAAACGGGGCGAACGATGAACAGATCGCACAAGCAATCGAAGCCGTCCGGGTTTGTTGCGGCCAGTTTTCGGGCCAGGATCCCGAAGAAGACGATGTCCGGGCGACGATCTACGAGCAATTATCGGGCTTGCGGCTCAGCGGTGCACCGGCGATCGACCCGGCGACGATCATGCTTCTGGTGCAGCTTTGCATCCTGATTTACAAGGCTTTGAAAGCAGCGGGCTATCTTTCGTCCAGCGGTGGGTTTTCGGCCAGTAGTGGGCAGATTCGCGAATTTGTGGGGGAGCTTTGATGGATTGGGCATCGATTGGCCGAGGGGCAGTGATTGCGATCGGCGGGGCGGCCCTGACCTTTGCCGCAACCGTGGTGATCCCCGCGATGCAGGCGAGTGGCAACGCGACATTGCTGACCGTGGCGGCTTTTGCCAGTGTCGCCATCAACGTGCTTCGGAAGTACCTAGAGAGCAAAAATGCCGGCACTTGATCCGCAGCAAATCGCACCGATAGCACTTGCCGCAGCGGCCGGGTGGCTGTTGTTCGGTGATCGTATTCGCTCCGCGTGGGGCACCTGGGGGGATCGCGGCGGAGACAAGACCGGAGGTGATCTATTTCGCCTTGTCTCCGCCGCCGACCTTTTGCTGAAGCATTTCGAAAAGAACGGCGACGACGAAGGATCGCAGGCCGCACGGATCGCGGCCGGTCGTCTTTTTGCTGCAAGGCCAAAGCCGTTTTCGCTTGAGACCTTTTTGATGGAGTCAGGATCGTCGCCGATTGGCAGGCCAGCAGAGACGGAGGCCAAGCCGTGACAAGCAGGCAGCGAATCGGCTTAGCTCTGTTGTTGCTTGCCGTTGCCGCGTGGATGCGGTCGGGCGGTGCGATCGGCCGCGACATCGCCGATGATGGATTGTACGTGCTTGTACTTGAGGATGGCAGCCGACCGGAGGCAATCACGTCGGAACAGGGAGCGGTGGTCAATTCGTTGCGATTGCTTGAGAGCGTAAAAGCAGCGGGCGGGCAGTATCGGAAGCAGGATGTTCGCGATAGCTTCGACGGTTTGGGCATCTGGCAGCAACTCAGAAACAAGATCAGCAACCCGCCGGCAATGGCGATCGCGAAAGGCGGATCGGTGCGGGTGGAAGCGATACCATCGCGGATTGACGACGCTATCAGGATGATCGAAAGATAAGCCCCGACGAACTGCTAGACGCTCTACCGCCGACCGTCGCCGACCTAGTCCGGGCTTTGATCGATGTTCGGACGCTTAGCAGCGGGCCAGCAAGCAAGAAAAATAATAAGCGGATTAACCAGATAGCCGGGGCGGCGTTAGTTGCTTTTGAGCGAACGATTAGCGAAATGGAATGAGTGATGGATATTGAAATAATTGAAGAAAGATGGGAATCGATTGGAGATAGCGAGTTTCTTGGTTTTGAAAAAGTGCAAAACAAGCGAAGCAACCGACCGGACTTACACGCGTTTCTTTTGCTTGACAGGCTTTTCCCTGGCAAAAAAGACATTGTTTCAGCCGCAGAGCACGACAAAATCTACCTTGATATTGAAGACGATCAAATCGCACTCTTAAGCGACGATGAAATAATTGAATTGTCGAGATGTGGTGTCATGTACGACGGAGAAAACAACTGCTTGTGCATGTTTGCATAAATGGAAAAACAACGAATCGATGGAGTGATAATCGTGATAGCTTTAGTTTTTTGCGGCTTGCTGTTTTGGAACAATCCACCCGCCGAAACGCGACAGGCCGCAAAGCTTGTCCGCGATCCCGTTACGGGAATCGAAGTCAGCGGGCGGGCGGTGATTATGATTTCGAAACAGGGCTGTGCACCGTGCGAACAACTCAAGCGGGAGACGCTACCTCAAGCACGCGAAGCAGGTTACGAAACAACGATCGTTGAGCTTCCGGCTAAGCAGTACCCAACGACGCGAATCTTTGACGGGCGACGATGGACGGAGCGGGTTGGATTCTTTCGGTGGGGGCGGTGATGTATTTGAGCGACCTTGGATCGAACCCGCTGATAATCGACGACGGCAACGCCAGCAAGTTTGTCGATCAATGGCGGCAAGAAGGCTACAGCTTCGGGATGGTGTCGAGGGATTACGCGGCTGCACCGTTTGGCTCAGCATCGCGGCCGCTCTATCAGTACCAATACGAAAGCGACAGGAACAAGCTTCGCGATCGCATTAAGAGGGCCGACGAAAACAAGGCGACGCCAGACGATTGGCGGATCGCAGGCGAAGTCGATGTGCTTGATCAAGACCAATGGGGATACTGCTGGTTTTATGGCTGTACTGGTGCGGCATTAACATCCTACGCAATGACCGGCGTAAAGGCCCCAAAGCTAAACCCATTTCCGACAGCCTACCGCGGCAAGCAAGGCCGCAATCAGGGCGGGTGGGCTGAGGAAGCACTTCGGTACATTGAGCAATGGGGCATTGTCGAAGCGTCATTGTGGCCAGGGCATGAAGCCAAAATGAGCAACTGGGACCGACGCGAAGTGCAGGAAAATGCGGCACGATACAAAGTTACCCAATCGCTTGAGCTACCGCAAAAAGACTTGTTTGCACTGATCAGCGTATTGACTGACCCGAAGTGGCCGCGACCAGTGACGATCGGGCTAGATTGGTGGGGCCATCTTGTCTATGCCGTCCGTGCCATGATTTTAGATGGTGGCTTATTCGGGATAAAGTTTGTAAACTCCTGGAAGATTACGTGGGGCCAGCAAGGGTGCGGAATCTTGACTGAGAGCAAAGCGCGAGCATCTGAACAGATTGCAATTCAACGGGTTAGCCCATTGGTACTAGCGGCATGATTAAATTCGCAATCAAACCTAAGCAACTTCAGTACGACGAAGCCGTGGCGGACTGGTTTCGCACTAATTCGAAAAAGGCGCCGGCACCGCAATGGGTGAACAACTGGGGCGAAAACTGGGAGCGAAAAACAGTGACAACCGAACTAAGAACATCGAAGCGTCCCGACGGCAGCGGATTCGGCGAAGTAGTCAGAGACGGGCAGCAAGTCGTCCGCATTCACTGGCGCGGCGACGGCGGGGCAACGCCTAGCGACGTGATCCGCCTTACGATTACACGGCTTGAAGACGAACAACGCGGCGGGCCGTTTGCCGATCCCAAAGCGGCGAAGGCGTTGGCGTTGATGCTGCAGGCCGATCGTGAATTGAGAGGCGAAGAGACGAGCGTGGACGGGACGCCGATAATCGGAGACTAGAGTGGATCGCGAAAACATTGAAGCCGCTATTTGCGTTGTGATTGCACTTTGCATGACTGTGGCGTCAATTTATTACAAAGAATTGGAAGATTCATATCGCCCGAAAGGCCCAGCAATTCCATACGTTTACATTGATGAAGATTTAATCGGAGATTGACGTTGGATCGCAGGGACGCATTCATAATTCTGGCAATCGCTCTTGCGGCTTGGTCCGTCGCATCGGTCGGCTTTCGCAATGGCGAGACGGCACCGATCGAGCAATTAGTCGAAGACGTGCCGACCCTGCCGAGGTACGAGGATCGCAGCGACTCATACCGAGCACCGATTGATCGATCGACGATCGTTGTCGTGTGCGATGCTCAAGGACCGCAGATGGTGCGATGGATGAGCAGCGAAGGGGCCGCATTGGTAGCAAAAGGCTGGCGAATTCAGACGATTGATCTTGAGGGCTCAACTGAGTTTCGTTTTTACGTTTTTGAGCGTGGGACATGGACGATCCACAACGGGCATCTCAGCCTATCAACGCTAACGTCTCTCTTGTCACGGACGACACCGCCACAACCGCGAAGCATGCAGACGGGTTTGCCGTCCGTGGCAGGGGGGACGAAATGAACCTGCCACTAGATAACGACACGAAAAAGCTAGTCGCGGCTTGGATTGCTCAACAGGGCGTGCCAACGATTTTGCTTTTTTGTATTTTGGGATTCCTTGCCTATAGCATGGTCGTGCTGATTCCCGAAGTCGACAAGAAGCGAAGCGAAGAAATTGCACAACGAATAAGCGACCTCGTTACAAGACAAAACGAGGCCATAACGAAAATGGTCGAGTCACACGACAAAGACCGCGAACTGTTTATTGAGTTGATGCGTGATCGACTCCCCGCCAAATCCTCACCCTCCGAGGTCCGATGATGGATGTGTTGTTTCTGTTTGTGTTGTGTGGTGCGACAGCGGCCGTGAGCGTCGTCGTTTATGCACCGCGACCAAGGAGGGTTTGCGATGGAATATATGGAGCTGATGTACCGACTGGTTTTCGAGCCTCTAATTACGGGGCCGGACCCTTGGCAGATAGCGATAACTTTGGATGATTACCTTCGTTGGCTTTTCAACGCTCCTCCGAGGTCATAATCATGCCGCTTTATACGATTGTTTTTGTGCTTGCCGTCGCCTCCGGTGTGATTGCTTGGCAGTCGTATTGGCTGCGTGAGCAATGGAAAGAGCAGCGTAAAAAAGCAGAAGCCGAAAGGAACTTTTTGCTTGAGCTTGCAGTCTGCATTCAGAAAATAAGCAATAAGCTTTAGACCGACCCTCCCGCCTACAAGCCCCGCCGCATTATGAACCCCATCGACTGGACACAACCGACCGTTTCGATATTGAACCAACTACTCGAAATCGTCGAGCGGCGAAGGCCAATGGCGGAAGCGTGGGCGACGGGTGCACGAGGGCTTGGGGCGTTTGGTCCGGGCTTAAGCGGCTGGGGCGGTATGCTTGGCAAGCTCAGGCAAATCGGATTTGGCGACGTTGCCGACCAGATGGCAAACGGGCTAGATTTTGGGGATCCGCAGACGCAAACAATGCTGACGCAACTTGGGGCGATGGAGCCCGACACTTTTACCGACGAACGGGTCGCGATCATGCGAGATTGGGGCGTAGAGCGAAAGCCACGTTGGACCTATGAGGGCTTCACGGCACAACCGACGATCGGCGACGTTGATAAGCGAAAGACCGACGAATCGGAAAAGATTCACCGCCAAAAGGCACGTACAGCGGGTGCACAATTCGGCGAATCGTACAAGCAAGGCGACGATGCCGGGGTCGTTATGACGCAGATATGGGGGTCGATGCAATGACGTTCAACGATCTTCGAGTCTGTATCGAGTCGTCCGTTCCGTGGTGGACTCCACTGGCAATAGCAGTGCCGGTAGCGATCGCTGTTTGGTTTTTTTCAAAAGGTCGATAAGTGGCAACTGAAGCGATCATTTTTCAACAGATCGTAGACATCAATTGGGACCAAGCGATTTACACCGCGAGCCCAAACAACTCGATCAACGTTGTGCAATTTGCGGCGAAGGGTAGCGGTACGAACATCGGTATCGCGCTGACGCCCAAGGGCACCGGCTACATATCGGCACAAGTGCCAGACGGAGCGTCGTCCGGAGGCAATGCTAGGGGCGCGAGGGCTAGCGATTTCCAGATGTCGCGTGCTGCCGCCGATCGTGTAGCGAGCGGAGCAGATTCAGCCGCATTTGGATCAAACAATGCGGTTTCTGGCAGTCACTCAGGATCTTTTGCGGCTAACAGTTGCACCGTTAGCGGCCTTTACTCCTCAGCATTGTCAGCAGTCAGCAGCAGTGCAACAGGTCAAAATAGCGTTGTGTTCGGCGAAGTGTCGCAATGCAGTGGCACTTATTCGATTTGCGGAGGTGGCTATGGTATAAATTCGGGCTACTGTTCGTTTTTGTTTGGCGTTGGCGGAAGGGTTGATTCTGGTGCGACAAATTCAGCCGCATTCGGTCGTGCGGCAAGGGCGCATATTCGCGGCCAGTTTGTTATTGGCGGCGAAGGCTTCGGCGCAACTCCAGGAGAAAACCAACAGCATTGTTTGCAATTTGCAGGAAAGACCACGACGAATTCGGAAGTTGAACTTTTAATTCACGGATCGGACAGGGCAGTTCTTAGATCCGGAACAATTTGGCAAGGTTTGCTTTTTATTACCGGATCAAAAAGCGATGGAACGTCGGTTGCGTCGTACATGCGGCAAGTGCGCATAAAAAGAGTCGGCAACACGACTTCTCTGATTGGAAGCGTAAACACGATCGGAACTGACGAGGCGGCCGGCACTTCTATAAGCGTGACCGCTGACGACACAAACGAATCGTTGAAGGTTGCGGCAACTGGAGTCAGTGGAGAAACTTGGCGTTGGCAAGCTGTTTTTTACGGCGGCGAAATGGCTTACGGGACTTAACATGGCAACACAGACAATCGAATTTCGCGCCGCACCGTCGCAGACCGTAACGCTTCGGCTGTTTGTCGTCGGATCGGATACCGAGGTCGCAAACGCAGCGGCTACAGAGGCGACAAACCGCAAAGGGACGTATGCGGCGGATTTTACGAGCGTTGCGGCAGGCGAATATCAGTACGTAGCAACGATCGGCACAAGCCCGATAATTCCTCTGGCAAGTGGCTACGTTACGTTGGCGTTGACGACAGCGACCTATCAAGTTTACGACGCGGCAAAAGCGGTGATCGTCAACGACAAAACAGGGTATTCGCTTGCAACAGCACCGCCAACGTCAGCGGAGGTTGCCGATGCTGTTTGGGATGAAGCCTACAGCGGACACACGACAGCAGGCACGTTCGGCAAGTTGATGGATATTCTCCGCAAGTCGAACGCCGTTATCGAAGGCACGATTCTAGCGAGCCCGACACCGACGACGACGACGTTCACGATCTCAGGGGCAGACTACCCGACGGGAGCGCTGGAGCATTCTGTTTTGTGGCTTAACAGCGGCAACGCAAACGAACAAAACAGTCCGATTCTCACGACGACAAACAACGGCGACGGCACGTTGTCGATCGTGCTTGAGGAAGCGTTGACGGTGGCACCGATCGCGGGTGATACCGTGCTGATCGATCCGACGAGTCACGTTCATGCTATCTCGGACATTGTGTTAGGCGTTTGGTCGGCGCTTACGAGCGGATTTAGCGTTGTCGGGTCGGCTGGCAGGGCGCTGGCTAGGCTGATTGGGCTGGTGGAGGATTCGAGCGGGGATCGGTTTACGGCAAAGGCTCTTGAGGAAGCACCAAGCGGAAGCAGTACCGTAACAGTGCTACCGGCATCGGGCGTTGCGGCGGGCAGAGGCGAGACGACATCGCTTGTCGCTTATGTTGGCGAAACTATTTCGCAATCGATCGGCGTATACCAAGCAGACGGCACGACGCCTTATGATTTCAGCGGGAAGACGCTAACGATCATCTTTGAGAATCTAAAAACTGGCGACGATGTCGCAGTGGTGGCAAGCGGGTCAATCACGATTAGCGGTGCGAATAACAATACAGTCACATTTTCATACCCATCGGCAGCGACAGCATCGCAGAGGGAATTGGGTTGGGTACTTAGGGATGAGGCCGCACCGAAAACAGTTTACTTGAGAGGCACGCTAGAGGTTCGATACGCTCCAACGGTGGGATGATGAGGCAAGCGTGCTATCAGTGCGGCGGCTATTACGAAGGCAGGTGGTGCCATTGCAAAGCGAAGAAAAAGAACAGAGTCACGACACACCAAAGAGGCTACGGTGATGACTGGAGACGATTGTCGGAGCGCTACCGCAAATGCAACCCATTGTGCCAGCCATGTTACGATCAAGGCAGGATCACAGCGGCAAGGGAAGTGCACCATTTGGAAGCGATCGCGGATCGGCCAGACTTGCGGTTGATGGAGTCAAATCTAGTTGCGGTTTGTAGACAATGCCATCAAAGAATCGAAGCTCAAGAATTGTGCAAAAAGGACGGGCTATGGTTGCTAAAATCTTAGGCTGCTTAAAAAATATGCAAGTTGGCCTGCCAAAATGGCGGGGGTGCCTAAAAAATAGGCAATCTATGTCACGAT